TATCTATATTTTTTTCCAATAAACGTATTGCGTTTGGATTAGCAGACAAACGAGACCAATATATGTTATCTACATTTTCTTCCACAAAAGATTTTAACTTTAAAAATTGCGTCATGTTAACTAAGATAGTCACGGTTTAAAACTTGATGATTTATTTACTTGGATACATTTATTCATTTATAAAAAAGTATTTCAATTTTTTTATAAATGAAAATTTTTTCTTCATATATACCTTTTTAGTTACAAACTACATTTATAAAAACGCATCGTCTTCCCAATCTTCAAATTCTTCTATTCCCCAAGCCTTGAATTTATTCAAATTACGTGGATGAAATCGTTCTTGTATTATACCTAAATTTATATCTCTATAATAATGACGAATTTTATTATAATTATATCCAAATATAGATGGGTTTCTTATCAAACACTCCCAGTTTATTTTATCCACATTTTTTTCCAACAATTTAATTGCGTTTGGATTTCTTGACAGTACAATCCAATTTATTTTATCCATATTTTTTTCCAATAATGGAATCGCGTTTGGATTTGATGAAAACATACGCCAATTTATTTTATCCATATTTTTTTCCAACAAATGAATCGCATTTGGGTTTTCAGACAAATATTCCCAATTTATCTTATTAATATTTTTTTCCAACAAATGTATGGCGCTTAAGTTTGCTGACAAGTTAGCCCAATCTATTTTATCCATATTTTTTTCTAATAAATGAATTGCATTCGGATTTTTCGACAACCACACCCAATTTATTTCATCAATGTTTTTTTCCAACAAAGGAATTGCATTTGGATTTACAGACAATACATTCCAATTTAGTCTCGATAAATATATTTTATTTGTTTTTTTTGCGAATAAAGGAAATGCATTTGGATTTTCAGACAACCACATCCAATTTATTTTATCAATATTTTTTTCCAATAAATGTATTGCATTTAGATTCAAGCATAACATAGTCCAATCTATTTTATTTAGATTTTTTTCCAATAAATGTATTGCGCTTGGATTTGATGAAAGTATACACCAATTTATTTTATCAATATTTTTTTCCAACAAATGTATGGCATTTGGATTGTAGCACAACATGGTCCAATTTATTTTATTAATATTTTTTTCCAATAAATGTATTGCGCTTGGATTGGCTGATAAATTTATCCAATTTATTTTATCTACATTTTTTCCTAATAAATCAATCGCATTTGGGTTTTTTGACAAATGATACCAATCTAATTTATTAACATTTTCCTCCACAAAAGCCTTTATCTTTAAAAATTGTGTCATTTGAATTTAATTTTTAAATATTTTATAAAAATATTTCAATTTTTGTAAATAATATTTATAAATGATATAAAATTTATTAATATTATTAAAATATAATGTATTCTTGTTATTCATTTAAAAATGAATATTCGTTTCAAAAAAGATGTCAAGAATCAAAAAAAGTATTAGCAAAATATCCTGATAGAATTCCAATAATATGTGAGCGTTCTGTAAAATCACGAGATTGTCCTTTAATAGATAAAAAAAAATATCTGGTTCCAAGAAATTTAACTATTGGGCAATTTTTATTTGTTATCAGAAATAGATTAAAACTACATCCAGAAACAGCACTTTTTTTATTTGTAAATAATACTATTCCACCAACATCAGCTTTGATTGAACAAATTTATTATAAACATAAAGATGACGATGATTTTTTATATCTATTATATTCTCAAGAAAATATATTTGGATAAAAAATTTGTATATTTTTATATTTTTATATTTTTACACCTTTGAAAATTTATATTATATAATATTTTTAACTGTTAAGTTCGGGAATATTATATGACTCTCCATTCTTGACATATTTTGCGATAATTTTAGGATTAACTTGATTTTTAATAATATCAGATGTATCATAAACGTTATTTGATCTATCAATATAATAAATAATACCTTGAATATCCTGTGCCCAAACTTCAACCTTATGGGTATTAATTTTCGGTTCATTTGAATTTTCAACAACAATGCCGTGCGGTGTTCCTTTAATATGAGTTCCACAGTATTCACTCCCTTCTTTTCGTCGTCTTGTACACTGTTCATCATTTGCCCTTTTTGCGCAACATCTATCATAAATTGGAACAAAATTTTTAACACGCTTTCTTTTTTGAAAATCCTCTTTATTAAATGAAAGTCTATCGTAATCGCATATGTATTGTAATAATTGAGTACACTTTATATCATTATTTAAACCCAAATTAGTAGCCTTATTTAAAATTTCATCTTTGAATGTAGTAATATAAGTTTCAGTTTTCTTATTTAGACGTTTTTCCATTTCTTTATATTGTTGTATTTAATATATTATTTTATATTTATATCAATTTTTTATATAATTATAAAAATAACTTAAACATATCATGTGTAAATGGGAAATGTGTTATCAAACTTACATTATTATTTAGTTTCAATTATAGTTATATTTCTTCAAATTGTTCTTCAACTATATCTGGATTTTTAGTGTCTACATTTTCTTCAACTATATCTGGATTTTTAGGATCTACATTTTCTTCAACCGTCTCATTTTGCTCTGATTTTTCTTCAACAATATCTGGATTTTTAGTGTCTACATTTTCTTCAACTATATCTGGATTTGTAGTATCTACATTTTCTTCAACCGTCTCAATTTGCTCTGATTTTTCTTCAACTATATCTGGATTTTTAGTGTCTACATTTTCTTCAACTATATCTGGATTTGTAGTGTCTACATTTTCTTCAGACGTGTCAATTTGTAATGGTTGTTTAGATTCATCTTCATTTTCAAAACTTAAAATGGAATGTTCATCAGAATCTTGTATAGTTTGTTTATTTTCAGGAAGTAAAAATCTCTTTTCGCTTGGTTTGTTAATTATTGAATCACATGACTCTTCAATACCATTAAAAAAATCTTCTATATCTTTATCTTTATAATTTAATTTTGTTATATTTTTATCTTCACAATTAATGTCAGTATTATCTTTTGTAGTAGATTTATATATTTTTAACATATTTGTTACCTTATTAATGTTTTTCTTAAATAATTTTGTATAATCCTTTTTTTCTTTATCCACATGTAATTCACCTATATTTTTTAAATTTGGTTGTGGATTTATTTCATTATTTTGTGATACAATAAAATTACGTGATATTACAGAATCAGGAGTATTTAATATTTTATCACTTGGTGTAGTTGGATTGCTTTTGGAATCACTAACATCACTATTTGTTTCAGACCCAATAGATGTCTTCAATTCTTTTAATAAAGTTTTATCCATATTATCGGTTGAAAAATCATCTATTAATTCTTTTTTCTTGTCTTTAGATATTTCTACCGAATCATCAAATTTAATATCATTGCTAATATGAGTATACATTAATTGAATTTTATTACTAAAACGTTTTAAATATTTGGAATGCATTTTGTGAAAAAATTCAATATATGTTATAAACATCATTATTTTCTCTCTTATTATATTTATACTAAAATTAAATGAAGTAATAAAGTTGTCTATATTCAAACCAATATTTTGTTTAACCTTATGAATGCTAAGTTCGTTTTCTCTATTATTAAGAAATGATATTAGAATAGAGAGTAAATTTAGTATAGTTTCATGTATATCAAGTATTATTTCAAACTTATATTCCTTAAAGGGCTCAAGATCTTTATATACTGGAAACTTATTATTTTCAACTAAGTCTGTTACCATTTTATCAGTTACATTGGTTGATATATAGTCGACAATAATTTTGTGTAATTTAAAATATTGACAATACATTCGGTTATTTATAGCCAAAAATAATCGTCTCATATCGTTATATTCTATATCAATTAATTTACTTTGAAAATGAAATGTATCTAAACCAAAAACAAATGTCTCGTTTTTATTTGTTTTAATAAATTCAGAATAAATTTCACGTAAACTATCGATTCTAATTTGTAATATATCAAATACATTTTTTACATTATTACGAATATTAATTATACCATTAAATTCACCTTTAAGTTTTACGAGCGTTATTTCCATATTATTTAAAAATATATTAATTTTATATTTTTGGGATTTTGTTATTGTATTTTATTTTATTGCCTTATATATATTAAATGGACGTTGAAATTGATGAAGATAATGAAACTGTTATTGAACAGACAAAGATTGAATGGTCTCCTGAACATGAGCAAATACTTGTAGAATGGGCTGATAAAGCAATGTGTTATAGATGGCTTCATTCAAAAGCAAATTTAATGTATGGAAAACTAAATGCTTGGTATACTGTTCCTGTAATTATAATCTCAACTTTAACTGGAACAGCTAATTTTGCTCAGCAAAGAGTTCCAGTATCATATCAAAGTTTATTTATTATGGCAGCAGGAGGTTTCAATATTTTAGCAGGTATAATAACAACTATACAGCAATTTTTAAAAATAACACAATTAAATGAAGCTCATAGAGTTAGCACAATAGCATGGGATAAATTTTATAGAAATATAAAAATTGAACTCGCTAAACATCCTATAGAAAGAATTGATCCAAAACATATGCTTAAAATGAGTAAAGAAGAGTTTGATCGTTTAATTGAAACAAGTCCAAGTATACCTGATAAAATTATAGAGGAATTTAAAAACAAATTTGAACAACAGGTTTTATTTGATAAAATAATAAAACCTGAAATATGTGATATATTAATACCTACTTCAGAATATAGAAATCCTTGGTATACAGAAGAAAATCAAAATAAAGTAATTAATGATGCTATTAATAACCAGCTTATAAAAAAAAATAAAACAAAAAAACAAAATGAGTTAGATAAGAAACGAATTACTGAATTTATTATCCTATTTAATAATTTAAATAATCGTGAGCCCATGGAAACAGAAATTATAGATAATCTAAAGGATAAAATAGACGTAAATAAAATTAAAACAATTATTGAACAAAATAAAGTTTTAGATACAAAAAAAGGTAGTATAGATGATTCAAATGATAATAATATTGTCTAAACATTGAACATTAAACCTTTGGATAATCATTTGGTAAAACTAAAATACATAATATAATAAATATGTAAAATAATATATATACACCATATATATCTTGACCAATTCCATAAAAATTTAACACTTGAGTTAAACTATAAAAAAATATAATTGATAAACCTATTAATGTTATCAGATTCATATATTATTATTTAAGATATTATTATTCTAAATTATTCTATAACTATGATTAGTTGAATCATATTTATTTCCAATACTATTTTTATCTATAAAATGACAACTTAATGGAATTTGTTGATTATAGTCTTTCAATACAATTAAGGGTGTTTCTTCTATAAAACTACCATCATCTAATTCTATATTTCCTAAATAAACGCTATTATATGTTCTTGACCAAATACCATCATGATCTGATATTCTTAATGTTTGAATTTCATAATTTTGGTTTAATGATGGGTCAAGCATTCTCTGTTTTTTAATTTCTGATTCGTCAATTGGAGCATTAGGGACATTGTCAACATATTTTGTATTACCAGTAAATAAAGCAAACCTAACTATTCCACCTTTTAAATATCTGCCATACTTATTATCTGTTATGAGTTGATTATGTCTATATTCAGGCTTATAATCACAAGACCATCCACCTTGTCTTATGGCATAATTCATATTTGTAAAATAATAATAAGGACCTAGAATAGCAGATTTGTTTCTCGGGCTCTCTCCAAATATATAGGTAAAATTAATTTTATCAGGTGTCGGTTTACCAACAAACCCAACAATTGGGTGTTCATATGGTTCATTATTTTCATCATATAAATAGTTTACTGAATTATTAGTGATAAAAAAATTTCTGGTGTCTTCACTTATTGGCATATTACATATTTTACCATTATTTATTATTTCATATGTCAAAGCAAATAATAGAGGACTATAACTATATATATCATCAATAATTAATTGATTATTTGTTGTATCAAAAAATAAATAAAGATTTTTATTATATTCATAATATCCATCAAATACTATTTTTTCATTAAATTCTTCAAAATTTTCAGTATGAAACATAGCAGATAAACACACTTTTGAATAATCAGTTAGCTTTTCACGGTTCAATGTGGTAAAAATAGATAAAACTGGCAGATGAAAAGTATTAAAACCATTATTTGAGAGAAGATATTCAATAAATGGTATTTTTCCTGATATATTAATCCTATAAATACATAATATAATTTGCTGATATGAAGTTGGTTCAAAAATTTGCGATAAATCTTTTTTTAAAAAATTTTTAATAATATAATTATAATACATTGGTTTTTCTGGGATATATTCATCGTTTTCCATAATTATAATTATAATTATACTATAATGATTTGTTTAATTTATTTTATTATTTGTTTATTTGTTTATTTGTTTATTTTCTTTTAATTGTCTCTTTTATTTGTTCTTCACGATTATCCATTACGTGTTTTGTTATTTCTTCTGCTAGATTATTATCATTCTTATAATAATTTTGCAATGCTGTCAAAAGAGTTTTACCATTAATAGGTTTTTTAATCTTATTCTTTTTATATACTAATGCACCTCCATTAATATCGAAACAATCAATGCTATTTGTTTTCATTACTGATACTAAACTTTCTGTTAATGTTTTCTTTTTATTATTTCTTGCTTTAATTTCAGTCTTTAATTGTGTTATTTCATTGTCAATTTTAATCCATTCTTTTATATTATTTACTAATTGTTCTTTTGTATTTGGTTGTTCTTTTGTATTTGGTTGTTCTTTAATTTCCATTAACTAATAATATTATATTATATTTAAATCTTTAATTCTTTAATTATTTATCTTTATTATGTAATACAAAATGACGCTTACACATATTTTCTGAAACGATTTTGCATCCACATGAGTTTCCTTTATTTATTCCTGATTTTAGAATTTGAATACATCCAGATTGGCTCTCCAAATTTAATGGTCCTAATACAACATTTTCTATTATTGATGTTGATTTTGATTTCTTTTTCAGTAATTTTGCTTTATTCTTTTCTTCCTTTTCTTTTGCCTTTAATTTTTGTTTTTCTAAAAGTTTATTTTCTTTTTCTAACATTTTTAATTTTTTCTTTTCATTTTTTTCATTCTCTTTTTCTAGCATTTTTTTCTCTTTTTGTTGTAACTTATAATTCTTTATCATTTCTTTCTTATGTGTATAACAATAATATTTTGTATCATCATATGTTATTGGTTCGGATGGTTTTAATTTATTGTAAATGTTAATCTTTGTTCCGTGATAATGACATGTTTTTTTTAGATATTTAGAATTTGTAGATGTTTCTGGTGTGCTTATATCATAAATTGGATTAGGATATTGATATTCACACTTATGTAATATATAACTACCATTTGGATATGTTGGTTTTAGATTTGGGTCATAGAAATTTACACCATTTACTTTTTCCAAACCAAATTCTTCGTAATATGGCAATAAATAGTTTTGTTTTGTACGACAATAAGGGCATCTTATTTCATTTGTTGTTAATTTACTAAATGTACCTTCCATAAAATTAAATTTTGTCTTATGATTTACTAAGTCATTAAATAAAGGAATGTAATTAAACTTATGACCACATTCCATTTTTACATATTTATCTGTTAATGATTGATTCGTTATTAAACACTTATTTTCATCTTCTTCACCCTCTTCAATATCAAATGACTTATATAATTCAGCATAAAAATCTAACCCTCCTTCTATATTATATTTAACCATTTATATTTATTATATTTATTATATGTTATATCTTTATATTTTTTATATTTATTTAAAATATAAAATGAGTCCACCTGAAATTTGGGGTCCTGCTGTTTGGACATTATTTCACACATTAGCAGAAAAAATAAATCAGGATGCTTATCCTCATGTAATCCGTTCTATGTTTGGAATAATCGTGAGAATATGTAAAGTATTACCTTGTCCAGATTGTTCAAGAGATGCTAGCATTTTTTTAGCAAAAATTAATTTAAATAACTATAAGACTAAGAATGAATTTAAAAATTTTATGTATTTATTTCATAACTGGGTAAATGCTAAAAAAAGAAAACCACTTTATAATTATTCTAAGTTATCAATATATTCTCGATTAAATTTAATACATGTAATAAATAATTTTACAGCAAAATATAATACGAAAGGTAATATGAAATTACTTGCTGATTCTTTTCAGAGGGGTTTTGTAGTAAAAGATTTAATTACTTGGTTTAAATTTTATTCACAGTCGTTTATTCAACCAACAATTGTCAATTCTCCAAAACAAGTGAAAGAAGATTCTGATGTAACTGAAGAACCTAATGTTGTAGAAGAACCAAAAGTTGTAGAAGATTCTGTTGTAACTGAAGAACCAAAAGTTGTTGAAGAACCTGATGTAACTGAAGAACCAAAAGTTGTTGAAGAACCTGATGTAACTGAAGAACCTGATGTAACTGAAGAACCTGATGTAACTAAAGAACCTGATGTAACTGAAGAACCTGATATAAATGATGAACCTGATGTAACTGAGAATGAATAAGAAAATTTGATAATAAATACTTGATTCTAATATTTATACCCTTGAAGATTTAAAATGGTACGCTTAATGCCATTTTAAATTAATAAGGTTTTATGCTTGATATAATAAATAGATAAAAATTATATTAAGCGTACCATTTTAAATCTTCAAGGGTGTAAATAATATACAATTTTAATAGTACAAAGTCTGCGTTTAAAATGTTCAAAGGTGTACACCTATTTTAACCACTTCCAAGTAGTAGTCCCCACGCCATTATTTATTTCATCAACACTATTATCGTCGATAGAAAAACAATCTATTGTCGCATTTATTAAATAATCATCTCTTACAATATAAAGTAATTTTGTATTTGGGTCCCAATCACTTATATAAGTATTGTGAGCATTTAAGGATCTCATATGTGTATTATTCCTATCATAATACGAAACAGCATCTTTTTTTGTTTTGAATTTTCCCTTCATATAACCAATATGTTTAATTTCTCCACCTTGTGCTAACCAACCATTATCTCCTTCTTTTTCCGTTATAAATTCTAAAACTTCTAGAACATATTTAGCTTTTACCATTATTTATATTATAAATAAACATATCTTTATATTAATTATATAAATCTAAAAAATTATAGTTCGCTTATCAATGTTCCGTCTTTGTACATTTGACACTTGAACGTTTGTTTGCTAGGTTGGTAACACATTTCTTTATTACTTGATACCTCATTAAAGAACAAATATTTGCCAGAACCACCAGCATACATTAAAGTAACTATTAAAGTAGCAGATGTAGCACCAAGCAATACATTTAAAAACAAATCACTCATTTGTAGTATACATTTTTTGTAAATCTTTATAAACATATCTAAAAAGAAATAAGTAATCAAAGAAATAAATACCCAAAAGTTAACAGAGCCATTGCTAAACATAGGAATGGACAAATACATTATTGAAAAAGCAAAAACAAACGCACTAAATGTTGGGTTACCATATTTAGTATATTGAACTGTACTACAAATGGTTTTATCATTTACACTAGGATTTGACCCTGATATCATGTAAACATAGCTTCTGACAAAACAACAACCTACTAAAAACCCTAAATAAATCAAACCCTTAAAGTTTTGAAATATAAATGAAAGACCTGTTATACCTGCTGCGAGTATAAATGGAGAGAAAAATGAAGAAAAAACTACTAAATTCATTGGTTGAAATAAATACAAAGGTGAATCCTGAACACCTCCAATTTTGTTTGTTGTATCTTGACTGCTCATATAATAATTGTAAATAATTTTATTTTTATTATTATATTTATTTATCTAAAATCAATTCCAACACATCTTCAACTCGTTCGATTGAATGAAATTTAATACCCTCAATAAGTTTATTATTTTTATATTTTTCCATTATTTTATTAAAATCATTTTCATTTTCTTTTGGAAAAATAAATTCTTTAATACCAGATTTAATTGAAAAAATTAATTTTTCTTGAAGGCCTCCAATTTCAGTAAGAGCTAACCCAAAATGTGTCTCTCCAGTTATACCAAAATAATTCTTAATTTTTATATCATTTAATAAGCTGTATATTAAAACTGTAAAAGCTGTTGTTGCTGATGGGCCATCTTTTTTCGTGCTTATATCTGGACAATGTATATGAATTCCACAAATAGCATTATTTTTAATATTATTAAACTTTTCAATTAAATAGTTTTGTCTGGTTGAAGATGTTAAATTCCAAGCATTTGTTAAACTTACACTAATTGATTCTTTCATGACATCACCCATAGAACCAGTCAATATTAAGTCTAAAAATTTATTTGATGGCACAAAACTTGCTTGAATAGGAAGAACTCCACCTTGAGCTATTTGGTTCGCCCATAATGCATTTATCAATCCAACCTTACTTTCACTATGAATTTTGTATAATTTTGCGGGTTTTTTATCCTTAAAGTATTTTGTTTTAATATCATCAATACTTATTTTAATGGGTAATTCAAAATTAACATCCGAATTCTTTAATACATCTAAGTTAATCTCTCCAACTATCTCAAAAAGAATCTCTTTCAATTTACGAACACCTGATTCAGCGGTGTATTCGTCTATTATAAATTTTAACACTTCATCAGTAAAATATATCATATCTTCTAAACCCATTTTCTTATAAACTTCCGGCAAAATATGAGTATTACATATTATTATTTTATCTTCTAATGTGAGACTATTAAATTTAATTCTATGAACACGATCTAATAAAATCTTATCAATCGCTTCAACGTCGTTATATGATAAAATAAATAATGCTTTTGATAAATCTAAATCTATTCCTGTAAAATATTTATCTTGAAAACAATCGTTTTGAGCTGGGTCTAATAAATGAGTAAGAATGCCAACTATTTCTCTACCATTTTCAGTGCGACTAATTTTGTCTACTTCATCAATAAAAATAATCGGATTCATACACTTATTATCTATCAAAATTTGGACAATAGATCCCCAAGTGCTACCTACATAAGTGTAGTTATGTCCATGTAATGTGCTACCATTACTATCGCCACCCATTTGTATCATTGAAAATGGTCTTGGGTTTCCATTATCGTCTTTCAAACAATTTGAAATTCCTTGTTTTGCTAAACTGGTTTTGCCGCAACCAGGAGGTCCTTCAAATCCAAAACAATAACCATCTTGTTTACCATTTATCCATTGTCCAATTATTCTCTCAATTTGGTTTTTTGCTTTTTCATGACCATGGACTGCTTTGTCTAATGTTTCCTTTACTCCTAAAATATAATCTGAAATGGATTTTATATTTTTATTTATTTTTGCTATATCATTCTTTATCTCAATATTTTTTAACATAGGGTTCATACTAACATAGGATTCAAAATGACTTATTATATCAGCTATTATATTTTTGCTATCTTCATCTTCATTTTTTATATAAGAATCCACTATATCAAGTATATGTTCAGATAATTCTTCTTTATTAAGATGTGAATATTTCATTCGTTTCTTTTTATATTTTTTATTTATATTATCCAAAATTTTAATATTATGTATCAAGCTACTTTTATTTCCCGAAACCAAATATGCTTTTATTTTTTCTATTTGTGGTTCATTATTGGCATGGTTATCGTTTGATTGTATTTTTTTTAAATTTTTAATTATTTCGATACTTGTATAATTGTCTTTCTGCTTTATTTCTGGAAATACTTTTTCAATATTATATTTTTTATGTATATCCTTAAAATTATTTTTAATAATTTCCATTACATTTAATATCGATTCCTTTTTATAACTGCCAAATGGGATTTTTAATAATCCATCAAGATATTGTCGTGCCTTTGAACCAGAATCTTCTGATTTTGCTTTAACCTCTTTCAATTTCATCATAGCCTTTTCTTTAACAGTATCTGATGCCTTCAATAAACAAATTTGTTGTTCTAATGGTATTTTATTTACATCAAAATTTGATAGTTCATTTGTGTATTGTATTGTTTTTTTCATGGCTTGTTTAAATGATTGCTTAATTGTCCAAGGAAAACTATCAAATATCATAATTTGGTCTTGTGTATCTACATTTCCATTTGAATAATTAGAGAGAAGATCATATAATAAATAAGCTAAATACTGGTTTTCACACTTAATTGAACATACCAATAGTATTACCAACGTATTTCTTTTGTTATATGTATTATCGCTAATGAATTCTTTTACTACTTGAGATATTTGTGTTTTGATTATTAAATTATTTTGACTAATTAAACCATAAAATTTGTTATAAATATCATCATAATTTTCATAAATTAAATAATCCTTTAAAGTCAATGATGAAATAAATTTATTAAATAATTCTGTTTGAAAATTTGGTTCATTCGGAATATTTTCCTTTATCAATTTAATTTTATTTAAAATAAAATTATTATTTAAAAATTCAATTATAATATTGTCTACAATTCCATATATTAATAAATCCTTTTTAAGAGGTATAGAATAAACATAAATTTTAATACCATAAACTTTCATATGAAATTGCTTATAAGATGATGCTACATCCAAACAAGCTAAGTTAGTGGTATTTTTTTCATCTATATCATTTTTCTTTTTTGTTTCATCTTTTTTTGATATAACTTTATAGCTGGTTGGATGAAAATATTTTTTTAATAATTCAAATTTATTATATTCATTTTCATTAGTGGTTATTTTGTTATTATTACCAAAACAGACTAACAATAAATCTTCAAAATTTTCTGTCCCAAAATTTTTGAGAAGACTAGATAATTCATTGTTTATTATTTGTAAACTATTTATAATATTATCAGATTGCGTTGATTTAATATGCGATATTTCTTCTATTTTTTTGCTTAATTCACCAAGTTTTTCTATACATGAATTAACATCGTTTATTCCTAAAATATTGAGAATCTTATTTTTTTGAACATGGATAATTGTTTTTTGAATTACGTCTTTAAAAAATTCTATTTTTTTATCAACTAATACCAATACATCATTTGATGATTTTTTATGTGTATTTTTTTTACTAACTTGTGGTTTATCTGACATCAACTATATATTATTTATATTTAATATTTAATAATTAATATTTAAACCTTTTTACTTTAAGTATGTTTATTAATATATTTATTAATACTATTTAAACGCATTATATTATGTTATATAACACTAATCATGGGAATACCATCATATTTCAGTTTTATTGTAAAAAACCATATCAATACGCTAAGAAAACTTTCGTCTAATCCTATTAAAGTTGATAATCTTTACTTGGATTGTAATTCTATCATTTATGAAGCATTTTATAAAACAGATGTTGCCAATATAACTGGTGAAATTTCTAATACAATTATAACAAAAACTATAAACATTATAAAAGGATATATTGATTTATTAAAACCAACGGAAAGATTAATGATTGCTTTTGATGGTGTTGCACCTGTCGCTAAATTAGAACAACAACGTTCTCGACGATTTAAATCATTATATCAAAATTCTTTATCTAGATCAATATATAAAACAACTACACCGGATCCTTGGAATACCACTGCAATTACTCCCGGAACTGTATTTATGAAGATGTTAGATGAAAAGGTTACTAAGGCATTTTCAGAACCATCATTATATAATGTAAAAAATATTATAGTTTCTGGAAGTAATATTCATGGTGAAGGAGAACATAAAATATTTCAATATATAAGGGATTATCCTAAATATCATAATGATTATAACACAATTATTTATGGTTTAGATGCTGACCTTATTATGCTTTCTATAAATCATCTACCAATTACAAGAAACATTTATTTATTTAGAGAAACACCTGAATTTATTAAGTCTATTAATTCCGATATTGAACCAAATGAATCATATGTCTTAGACATTCCGGAATTAGCTAATGCTATAACATTCGATATGAATAATGGAAATGAATTAACAACCGAACAACAAAATAATCGCATTTATGATTACATATTTTTGTGTTTTTTCCTAGGAAATGATTTTATGCCACATTTTCCGGCAATTAATATAAGAACAGGAGGTGTTGATAAAATGATACAAGCTTATAAGGCTACAATTGGAAATACAAATGAAAATTTAACTGACGGCAAAATTATTTATTGGAAGAATGTGAGAAAGTTGGTTGAATTTTTGGCTAAGAATGAATTTGATTTTCTGAAACAAGAACATAAATTTCGTGATAGAAAGGAAAAACATAAATTACCAAATATTACTTCTGAGGATAAGATGAATAATTTTATTAATATTCCTATTTATGAACGCTCAGTAGAAAAGTTTATTAATCCATACAAAGATAATTGGCAAAACAGATATTATAAAACGCTGTTTGATGTTGAAATAAACAAAGAAAGATGTAAGCAAATTTGTAGTAATTATTTGGAGGGATTAGAGTGGACTATGAAATATTACACAATAGGATGTCCTGATTGGAGATGGTGTTATAATTATAATTATCCACCTCTATTACAAGACCTTATTGAGTTTATACCATATTTTAACACTGAATTTATTGAGAATAAGGTTGAAAACCCGGTTTCAGAACTAGTACAGTTATGTTATGTAATGCCAAGGCAAAGTTTAGAATTTTTACCTGAAAAGTTATATAAAGCTTTGATTAAATGTAGATTGCAACAATATAGAACTGAATGTGATTTTTCGTGGGCTTATTGTAAATATTTTTGGGAATCTCACCCGAATTTGCCTCATATAGATGTAAACGAATTGGAACAATTTGTCAATAATAATAAATGAAAAGTTTGAAAAAGTATATATGAATCAAAATATTTATTTATATATACCATAAAATCTTAAATCTTGAATAGTGTAATATATTTAATATTTTCTTGTTCTTCTTGATTTTCTTGTTCTTTTTGTTTTTCTTGTTCTTCTTGATTTTCTTGTTCTTTTTGTTCTTCTTGTTCTTCTTGTTCTTCTTGATTTTCTGCCTCCCATATATGGTCTATCTTCTGGAGTTAATGCTTCTCTATGTTTAAACTCATCATCGTCCAGATTTTTATCATTATTTTCTGATAATGCTTCTCTTGGTTCTAATACTTTTTCATCTAACCATTCTGTCGCTGTTTGTAAATCATTTATATCTTCTTGAGTATCTAATAGTTCCATCAAATCATTTTTTGTTATATCAATGCCCAATTGTTTTTTATTGTTTTTATTGTAACATTTGACTATTTCTTTTATTTTTTCTTCTTGAAATGGACAATTATCATTATTTATGGTTTCATGAAATTTTATGATATCATCATCACATTCACCTAAACCAGCACAATTTTCTACAATGGCTTTATGGTCATCAGTATTTCCTCCATACAATTGTATTCTTTTTCTATTTTTACGAGTCTTTTTACTTCTGTATGTCATCTATATAAGTATCATATTTTTTATTATAGACTATATATTATTTACAAAATTCTTATACTTTTTCTAAATAAAAATACGCATACATACTAAATGTATTTTGGTTCTTTAAGTTATAAAATTTTATATTTAATAACTTAACTTAAAGGTTGATTTACTACATGATGAAGGGGAAATCAATATTTTCTTAAAAAAATCAATTTTTTTATTCCCTACATATGAAGGAAAAACACCCGTTTTCAAAAAATGAAAAGTGTTTTAACTTTTTCAAAATGGACAAAAAAAATGTCCAAATTTCAAAAACCCAGATATTTTATGGAAAAAGCGTGGATTGTGACGATAAAAAAATTTTAGCGTCACATGACAAAAAAAAATTTTTTAAATTTGTGACGATAAATTTTTATAAAAAAAATGGGTGGGATTTTCTTGTTAACTGCCCTGGTTAACAATCGTTAACATTTGTTAACAAATTTGTCCCCAAAAATCCCCATATTTTTCATTGTTAGCACTTTCAGTAAGATATTATGTATATAGTTTTTAATTTTTATTAGCATAAATAATATTTGTTAACATTTGTTAACAAAATTTGTCCCAAAAATCCCATTTATCCCACCAAAGAAAAAAATTTTTAAGTTTTTCCTAAATTAAATATTTTATTGAAAAACTATTTAGGGATAAATAATGTTAACTAATATTATAAATAATGTTAACAAAAACCCCTCTAAAAAATATTAAATTTTTCTGTAAAAAATGTCAATACAAAAGCAATAATAAAAAAGATTATGAAAAACATTTATTAACATCCAAACATATTAAGTTAACAAATGTTAACGATTTATCCTCTGATATTTCAATGATTGATAATGATTTCAGATGTTTTGATTGTGATAAAATTTACAAATCACGTGTTGGATTATGGAAGCATAAAAAAAATTGTAAAAAAATATTTGATGAAATTGATGAAGATAATATAATTTCAAATACTAATGTTCAAAACTTATCAAGTCAAATTACACCTGATCTTATTTTGAGTGTCTTAGAACAAAATAAAGAATTAACTAATTTAGTTGTAGAACAAAATAAGACGATAATGGAGTTGGCAAAAAATGGTCAAGGTAATACTATTAGCAATAACAATATTAACAGTAATAATAAAACTTTTAATCTACAATTTTTCTTAAATGAAACATGTAAAGATGCAATGAACATTACCGATTTTGTTGATTCTCTCAAACTTCAGTTATCTGATTTAGAAAATGTAGGTAAACTTGGATTTGTAGAAGGTATTTCTAGTATAATTGTGAAAAACCTACAAGCTCTTGATGTACATAAACGACCAGTACATTGTGCAGACAAAAAACGTGAGGTTATTTACATAAAAGATGAAGATAAATGGGAAAAGGAAGACGAAGAAAGAAATAGAATGCGCAAGGTTATTAAAAATGTTGCCTATAAAAATGAAAGATTACTACAAAAATACAAAGAAGTACATCCAGGCTGTAATTTTAGTGAATCAAAATATTCTGACCAATATAGTAAATTAGTAATAGAGGCTATGGGAGGAGCTGGTAATAATGATACTGAAAAAGAAGATAAAATAATTCAAAAAATAGCTAAAGAAGTAGTAATCGATAAAAAATTTGAATGTAATGAGTAATTTAGAAATGAATTTAAAAGTAAAAAAAATAATATTATGAATAAATATGTCTAAACAGATAATTTCGGAAATAGCGAACAGAGATGCTTTTTTTACTCTTTTACAGCATAATCCAGGACTAATTATTATAAAGCTCTCGGCGGATTGGTGCCAATCGTGCCAGTTAATCCAAAAATCTGTTCATGGATTTTTTGCCTCATCTCCCCCAGAAGTAGTTTGTGCTGATATTAATGTTGATAAATCATTTGATTTTTATTCATTTTTGAAATCAAAGAAGATGGTAAATGGTATTCCAGTATTATTGTGTTATAAAAAAGGTAATAATACATATATTCCAGATGATAGTATAACAGGAGCAGACCCAAATGGTTTACA